CTTTTGATAAACCTTCTAAACTAATTAAATCACCTAGATATTCCTCAACATAACTACGACCATAGTTTTCTGCTGAAACTCTAACCATTCTTAAAGGAATGTATGGAGACTGGTCTAATTTATATTTACCAAAACTCTCTTCTAACTTTATACCTTTTACTTCCTGGTGAACCATGAAGTGGTCTGGTTGTCTTTTTATACAAGTATATAAATCACAAACATCATCGTCTTTACTATCACCTTGTTGTGATTGAACTGCTTCTCTTACATAGTCAGGTAAAGCATTATAATGAATACTTTCTTTTGTAATTATTTCTAAAACATTACCCATTGGGTCTCTTTCAATTACAAACTGCGATAATGGGAAAACTCTTAATCCTGATTTATCTACAAATAATAAAGCATTACCTGCAACAATAAGATGTTTTAGTGCTTCAAATACAACAACTCTATCATTAGACATTTCTATGTCATCCATGACAGCTTTTTCTATTTGTACTAAACCACTATCTATAGAAGTTCTTAAATTTTCATCTTCTTCTAATTCTCTTACTGCAAAGTTATCAATAGCTAATCTGAAGAATGGAGCATTTGGAGGTAATAATGATAATAATAATTTAGACGCAAGATTATTTACTCCTCTTGCTCCAATACCTTGATAGGTAGTTTCAAAATCTTCGGCACCTGTATAGCCATCTTGTGGTATTAGTGTAGGAATAGTTAATTCAGAACAATCTCTTGCTCTTTCTAAATAAAGTTCTCTCTCTTGAGCTTTTGAATTGTATCTACTCTCTAGTGATTGTGTACTATTGCTAGTACCAGTGTAATTGATTGCCATTTATTATAGACCACCGATTATTGGTATTCGTAAATTAGATGCACCTGTTCTCTTCCTGTCATAAGACGAAGCTGTGTTCATATTTCTTCCTTCTGCTTCTGAATATCCAGCAGGTCTCGCACTACCTTGAGTATTTTGTGTAATTGGTGGTGGAGCAACTGGAGCTGGCTCTGGAGCAGGAGGCATTGAAGGTGCCTTAACTGATACGCACATATTAACTTTTCTCCATTATGTTATTATCTTGTTCTTTCTTTTGTTGATGTAAGAAGCGAACAACACTTCTTTGACCTATACGAAAATATATTTCCTTCATATCCATGTTTATCTCTGGAGTTTTTTCAGGAAATAATTTGTCTAAATCTGCTAGTAATTCTTTAGTTAAACCAGCAACTTTTATTGTTTTTTCGTTCATATATCTAAAGTGTCCTTTTGTTGGTTATGAATAATCTCTTTCTAAAATCATTTGTAAGTAGTGGATTGCTTTTTTAATATCCTGTTCCTTACCTTTGTATGGATGCCTGCAAATGTATTTGATTGCGTTTCCTTCAGCGAATGGAAGTTTGTTTTCATTAATGAAGTACGCAGGCTGTACCTTCATTTTTTTATAATGGTCTCCACCTTCCTGATATTTTAATACATCAAACATATCTTTAGTTGGCATGTGGTCTCCATAATATTGGTTTCTTCTTCTTACTATCCCAGTCAGAGGCTCTTAATATTCTTGCTAGTCTTGCTTGTGTAAGTGCATAGTTTTCATCAAGGCCTTGCTTTTCATATTCTTTAACAACAGCTTCCCACATTTCTGGTAAGTCTTTTTTGTTAGCTAATATTCTTGAAGCTTTGACACCACCAATACTTGGACATCCAGCAAAACCATCGGTCATATCACCGACTAATGTTTGATACATAAAGTTATAGTTAGCTATAGTTTCATTAACTATTTCTGTACTTTCATCATGTATGAAGTGGTGTATTCCAGGTATAGTTCTTAAATCTTTATCACCAGATAATATAACTACTTTATCTTTATTTAATGATTGAGTTGCAAATATTCCACAAACATCATCACCTTCTAAATTTGGGTAAGTTAGAGTTTCATAGTTATGAAACATATATTCCTTAAGAGGTTTTACTATAATTGGTTTTCTAACTTTTTTTCTATGTGATTTGTATTCAGGAAAAATATCTAATCTAAAATTATTCTTATGGTCTTGTGCAATTATAATTTTATTACAATTTAATTTATCCTTATAATTTCTTAATGTAGTGTCTAATACTCTTTTACCTAATTTTAAATCAGCATGTAATGTCCACATATCATCTTCCCATTGTGTGGCTTCTTCTAATGCTGAAGCAATTCTATAAATTAATATAGAACCATCTACTATAAGTGTTCTTTTCTTATCTTGTATCTTTGGTAGCATTTTATATCCTAATCTTCGTTAGTTTGATTATGTTTACTGAAGGAATAGTTGTTGTGTTTCCACAATCACCTATTGTTCCATCATCATTAAAATTCACATCACTAACGAATGTATGTGAATTGTTATTTGTTGAGACAAGCCAACCTGTAGAAATACAGATTGATGGCTTATAATTTTTTATTGTTTTAATACTTTCCCAGGAGCATGTAGAGTTAGTGTCAATCCAATGAGCTAAATAAAAATTATATGGAAATATTTTTTTAGTTAGTTTTGGTATTACTATTTTTGATTTCAACTTGCCTCCATAAGTTCATAAATTCTGACATTGGTATTAAGACACACCTGGACTGAAAGTTATCTCCAAGCATTCTTATAATTTTTGATTTTCTCTTTTTATTTTCTTGAATAAATTTTCTGACTATTTGCTTAAGTAATTTTACTTCTATTAATATTTGTCCAACACACTCATCTTTGCTGAACATAAATCTATGTATCCAGTATTTTGCTTTTGTGCTTCGTAGGCCACTAGGTTTTCCTTTGAATGCTAGCTCAATACATAAGTTTCCTGACTTCTGCCAAAAACCAAATTCTGATTTAACTTCAAATTTATCTTTATCTAATCCCAGTATTTTGCCTATAGACTTTTCGGAACTTAATCCTCTGGCCAAGTCAAAGTCGAAATCTTTTGTATTGTTAAACATTGATTTGTGTATTAGAACCCTACTGTTGGTGAGCCCTTGTGGTGAAATCGGTAGACACATTGGACTTAAAATCCAAGCCCTTTTGGGAGTGCCAGTTCGAGTCTGGCCAAGGGCACCAACGCTTAATGCGTGTCAGCCCAAGTTTTTCCTATTTTAAATTCTGCATCTAAAGGACATCTTAAATTAAAATATGTACCTGCATCTTTTATTGATTGTACTGCAATAGCTCCTACTTCATTAGCATAATCAGATTTGCACTGGAGCTGTAGCTCATCATGTATATGAGCAACCATAGAACAGATATTCTTATCATAATTTTTTTCCTCTAATTTTTTGTGTAAAATAATTGTAGCCATCTTTATTATTAGTGCTCCACAACTTTGTATTAATAAATTTAAACTTGAATGTTCAGACCTAGGAATTAATTTTCTTTTGTCTAAACCTAATAAATATTTTTGATTTCTTGTTTTAACTAGAACACTATCCCTTAATGCTTTTAGTGCAGGAATAGTTTCAAATAATTTTGCTTTTATTCTTTTCCCCTCGTAGGAAGTTTTTTCAACAATTGAACCAAGCCTTGTATCTCCGATACCATAGATGATACCATAAATGACCCTCTTCGCCATATCTCTTGATGGTAAACCAATCTGTTTTTGATTTTTGGAATGAACATCACCATCAAGTAATTCCCTCGCAAAACTCCCTTCATCGAATGCACCGAGATAATGAGCAAGACAACGAAGTTCGAGACCACTAGCATCACAGCCAATAAGAACATAACCATCTGGAACAGTAAAAAGAGAACGACATTCTTTACCATAAGGTACACCAACGCTGGGAGTTTGTGCAACATTTGGTCTTTGGTGAGTACACCTTCCAGTGTTTGCACCATTCGTGATAACGCTTCCATAAATTTTTCCATCTTGTTGTAATTTTAACCAGGCATTGTTTCCTTCTGCTAACATGCCAATTCTTTTAGCTATTAAAAAATGTTCTGATAATAATTTTGCTTCAGGAAAATCTAATTTAGATAAAACACTTTCATCTACTTTTGGTTTTCCATCTGGTGTAAATTCTGTAGGCTTCCATCCTTTGTTCATTAACCTATTACTAATATGGTCTCTTGAGTTAGGATTGAATTGTACCTCTTTATATTTTTTTACAGGTACACCTTTTTTATAACCTTTTGTTTTATTATCTCTCTTCGGTACGAATGTACCAACATATTGTTTCCAATTTGGGAAGGTCGAAACTAGAGATTTCTCTAGCTCCAACCTTCTGTTTGCAAGTGAGGCATACAGCTTCTTTGCAGAAGCCACATCAAAATGAAATCCATGTGCTTCTTGCAGATTAATACATCTGGCAAAGTCATGCTCCAGCCTAATTGCTTCAGGAGAATAATTTTGTTTCTTAATTAATTTGTAAAGTTCGTAAGTGACTTCTACATCTTTTTCACAATAGTCTTGCATTTCCTGCGACCACTTACTGAAGTCACCAGTTTTTATAAAGTCACCTTTTCTCAAACCTAATCTATAACCCCAACTTTCTAATGAGTGTCTTCCAGCTAGATTTAAAGGTAGTTCCTTTTTCTGGTAATCTAATTCTTTTCTATTAGTCCATATCAGCCTGCTTACTAATAGTGTATCCAATATGTCAGCCTTAATATTATACTGATTAGGATATAATTTTTTAAGAACTGGTAAATCAAATTTTAAAATATTATGGCCAACTAATAAGCTAGCACCATTTAATAACATTAGACCTCTACCAATTTTATCTCCATGATAAGAGTAAAGTTGATTAGTCTCTATGTCTTTGATTACTATTGAATGAACTACTGAAGCTTCTGATAAGAAACCATTAGTTTCTATATCAAATATTAATTTCATATCAGTGCATTACAATTATTTTTATATTTAAGATTGAAGGTATTATGTGAGCCACATTAAAAAATGCTTCCTCAAGAATACTTTTTGTTTTTACAGAGTGAACAAATAAAATTGGATTAA